TCCAACTCGCCGCGCAGGGCGTCGGTGGCGCAGCGGACAATGGCCCGGCAAAGCTGCTCGAACTGAGACTGGCTGTACAACTTTGCGGCCTTCTTCGTCGCCAGCGGCTCGATACCGAATTCGGCCAGGCCGGCCGCGCTCAAGCTGATCGGGCTCAGGCGCTCGTTGATGGCGCCCAAGGTCAACTCGGGCGTGTCATCGGATGCACTTCCAACTGCCACAACGGGAGCAATGCCAGCGGCCACAGGCGCGGCAATGGTCGGGGCAGGTGCAAGGGGCTTTCCCGGGGCGGCATCTTTTTCTCGTTCTATCGCTTCCAGCGCGCGCGTTACGGCTGGCTTGGCGGCTTCGGCCAGGATTCGCTCGCGTCGGGCTGCTGCTTCGCGCTCGGCCGCTTCCGCCTGGGCCTTCTGCTGTTCCTCGGCCCGGATGCGCGCCCGCTCAGCTTCGGCCTTGGCCTCGGCTGCGGCCTGGGCTTTGCGTTCTTCCTCTTGTCGGATGCGCTCGCGCTCGGCCTCGATGCGCTGGCGCTCTTTCTCCATGCGGTCGGCCTCGGCCTGCTTGTGCTGGCTGATGCGCATGTGGGCCAGGGCTGCGAAGTCCTCGGCGCTCTTGGTGCCAACGGTGGCGTAATCGGGGAACAGGAAACCCCAATCGTGGCCGTCGGCGCGCAGGCTATCGCGGTTCGTGTGCATCCGCAAGGCCATTTCCGTGGCAGCCGCCTTCTGTTGTATCAACTCGGCGGTGACTTTCTCGGTCATGTTGTCGAGAGACTTCAGCCCCTTGACGCAGTGACCAAAGCACCCAGACATCGGCGCTCGGATGCTTCCTGCCTGTTTTGCGCCGAGTTTCAGGTTCAGATCGGCGATGTGATTGGCGAGATCAAGCTCGGCATACTTGGTGATGGCCAGCTTGCGGGCGTCTTTCTCGGCCTTGACCAGCTTGTCCAGGTCGAGCCGCGTGCGGCGCAGCTCGGCGGCCACGTCGTCGATGACTCGGAACGCATGCTCGATGCTCTCGGTCTGGGCGAGCGCCGCGTCCTTGGCCGCCTTCAGGCGGGCCTCGGCATCAGCGCACCACTTCACGGTCTTCTCCGCGTCTGCGAAGTCGGCATCTGTCACCAGGTTGCGATTGATCGCACCGATGACTGCCAGGGCATGCTCGCGGAACTCGGTGAGGTTGCTGGCCGTGACGGCGCCTGTGACCTCAAGCCGCAGGGCGGGCAGGGTTTCGGGGGCGTGCCCAATCGGGGCCTGGGCGACTGGCTCCGGCGTCCAGGCTGCCACGTCCTTGTCGTACTGCTCCCAGCCGGCGCGCAGTGCGGCTTCATCTTCCGGCGCCAGGTGGACAGTCAGCCATTCCCACTTGTCGCGCGTGCCATCGGTGACGATGAACATGCAAGCGTCTGCGCCAGACACCACGAGCTGCTGCACCACTTGCCAGCGGTCTGCATCCGGTACGCGGCCGTCGCGCACGTCGGCGGCCTTGCTTTCGTTCCAGCTCTTGATTTCGACGATGGTGGATTCGTCCATCGTGATCCCGTCCAGGCTGGCCGACAGATAACCATCGTCTGACATGCCGATGACTGGGAACAGTTCCTGTCCAAGCATTGCCTCGGCAATCGCGCGGGCCTGCGCCTCGATTTCGTGGCCGCGATCAAACCGCGCTTGCGTTGCCGCGTCCACGTCGGGCTTGATACCCGTGGCGCGCTCTTGCAGCAGTTGGGCGCGGGTCTTGTAGGGCGAGCAGGCCATCATGGCGCTGGCGTCGCTGGCGTTGCGCGCGGTTGCCCGGTGCTGGTGCCATTCCTGGGTGTTTTGGGTGAGTTGTAGGATTTTCAAAGCGTCGCTCCTTCTTCAACGACTTCGCCGGTCTCGGCGTCAAGCGTTGTCGGCTCGGCGGCCGGCATCAACTCCATGACGCGCTCGCGCAGCTCGGCGCGCTGTTCTTCGGTTATGGCGCCCTTGGCGGACACCATCGCAACGAGGCGTTCCTCGGTCATCTTTCCGCTGGAAATGGTCTTTGCCCATGCATCGACGTTCTTCTCGAAAGCGTCTTCGGGGTAGTGCGCTGGCGGCGCGGGCGGAACGACCTCGGCAGGCCCCATGTGCTTGGATTCGACAGGTGCGTCGCGGGCGGCGGTGGTGTCTTGGGCTTCTTCAGCGACCATCATTCCGCCGATGGCTGCCGGGTACACCGCCCGGACACCTTCGGCAATGCAGCGGGCGCGCAGCATGGCGCGCGGGTAGTTCTTCCAGTTGTCTTTGGAAGACAGGTGCGCGCGCTGGGCCTGCTCAAATGTCCATGTGATGCGCAGCGATCCGCCTTTGGGGTGGGCAAAAGTGGCATCGGCGATTTGGTCGGTTAGTTCGTGCCATTGCACGCTGCCGCCCATTTGCTGGAACCGGGCCATGACGCTGTGCGTCTTGCGGCAGGCTTTGCCCTGGATGATGTCGTAATCATGCGTGATGGTGGCCGGGTGCATGTTCTCGGACTGCGCGACCAGCATCAGGGCAAGCGCCTGCTCGGGGGTTTTCATCCCGAACAAGCCGGATTTGGCGACTGCGACGGCCATGGTCTGCAAGTCGCTCAGTTGGTAGGTGGCGAGGTCGTTGCTCATGATGTTTCCTTGGTCATTTGTGCCCACTGGCCGCCATCAGCGCCAGCGCCTGGGCTTGGTGGATTTCGGCGCGCGCCTGAATCGGTGCTTCCTGCAGGACGGCCGCGGTGTCTGCTGCCGCTTCGGTTTCGCTTGGGCCGGGCATGAAAACCACGCCCAGCACGAACGCCAGCACGCACAGCAGCAGGGTGAGCCAGACGGCCCAGTGTTCGGCGCGGGCGGTCATGTCGCGCCCCACAGCAGGGCCGCCGCAGCGCCCAGGATCAGCACGGCCAGCACGTAGAGCGCGCGGCTGCCGATGACGTGTGCGGGCCGCGCGCAGCGCTCAATGGCGTAGGCGTCGCGGATGCGCTTTTGGCGCGCCGTCTCGCGGCTCATGCTGGCGAAGCGGGCGGGCTCGGTGGTGCAGTCGATCATGTGGCCTCCGTGCGCTTTTCGGCGTAGCGCGGATAGATGAATCTGCGGAAGGGGCGGACACGTAACACTCCGTTCCGGCGGTTGCGGCCGACATTGCCGCCCTCGAACTCGGCCGCCCACGCGTAGCTCCCGGAGTAGGGGGTGCTGGTCCAGTACCAGCTTTCCTTGCCGAAGGTGTCATGCAGGTTCGCCGCGCCCAGCAGCAGTTCGCGGCGTGCCGGGAGGTAGAAGTCGCTGTGCTCGTCGCGGGTGTATTCGGTGGCCAGCTTGGCGGCGGGGCACTCGTTGCGCAGGCGCTGGGTGTTGGCCAGTCCGTCCCAGTCGGACAGATCGAGTTCGCCGTCTGGTTCCCAGCGAGCGCGGCCCACGTCTACCTCGGTGGCGACGATCATGCCGTAGATGGAGCCGCCACCGGCGCGAAAGTCGCCCCCGTAGACGCCGCCCTGGCCTTGCCAGTATTCGCCGATCTGCGGACGGCCAGCGATGGCCTGGGCCGCTACGGGCGCGGGTTCATCCTGCTCGCTGCCGCGCAGCAATGCGGCGATGAATGCGCTGGCCAGGGCGGGCGGCGCGGCATTGAAATTGAAGGTTGGGGTGTTGAGGGTGATGTGCATGAGGTGCTCCGGTTGGGGGAAAGAAAAAGCCCTCACGGGGAGGGCTGGTAGGGCCTGCCGGTCTTGCTCTTGCTGCGCGGCGCTCATGCCGGAACTCCGGCGCGGCGGGCCAGTTCGTCAAGCGCGGCGATGCGCGCCTGCGGGTTGACCGCCAGCCCCATCGCCAGCGCCAGCAGCTCGGGCGTGGCGATGTGCTGCGCGTTCAGGTAGTCGATTTCGAGCGCGCGGGCGTCGTATGAATAGCCTTTGTGCTTGTAGGCGGTGCGGCCGATGCACTGGCTGAACAGCCGGTCAGCGATGGTGTCCACGTCGCACAGCGCGAGTTAGGTGTCACGCCCAGCGCAGCGTGGATTGCAAGCCTCGCTCGCACAACGTCCTGCCTGGGGATAACCGCAGCATCGCTCAAGTATGCCAAGTCTCGATCAAACGCCATTTGTAATGCTTCCAGCAGCAGCGGTGCTGCGGCAATCAATTTCCCGTCTGCAATTTGGTTCATGTAGTGCGGCGTTACTTCCGCCACAGTCGCTCCGTTTTTGACATGCACCTGATTTGTTTCCTTGTGGTATAGCCACGGGCCAGGGGTGTGTTTCGCGTCCATTTAGTCCTCATTTGTCTAACCAATCAATCAACCGGACGCTTGCGCGCCGGTTATCTCAGGCGTTCGCGCGGGTCTTGTTCGGGCTCGTCGCTGTAGCGGGGCAGTGACGGGCCGGTGCCGGTGGGTGTGCCGGCCCATGCGAGGGCGGCGGTCATGACGACACCTGCTGCTGCAGCGCGGCCTGCTCGCGCAGATCGGCCAGCGCCGCCTCATTGCTTTCGAAGAAGTGAGGCACCCGTCCGACGCTGGCGAGGTAGATCATCCGGCCCGCTTGATGAGGGCCGTATTTCCGCTCCAGCGCTTGGCCTTGCTCGCCGGCCAGTGTGATCGCCCAGCCGGAGCGGCAGTGCGTGGTTTCGCAGGAGTGCCAAGCGCCCATTTCCAGTGAACCGCCAGTCTCGATAGCCCGGAGAATCTTCGCGTCCAGTGCCTCGATCACGGGCACATTAGGATTGCGCTCGCGAAAGCGTGCCGCGCGCTCCGCATAGCGCTCGGCGGCCGGCCGCGTGTCGCGCTGATAGGGTTCGGCTGGGCTTTCGGCGGTGACGCCTGTCGGCAGGTTCCTGGCGCCCGCGAGATCGGCGCCCGCGAGGTAGGCGTCCGCGAGGTTGGCGCCCGCGAGGTTGGCGCCCGCGAGGTTGGCGCGCGCGAGGTAGGCGCCCGCGAGGTAGGCGCCCGCGAGGTTGGCGCGCGCGAGGTAGGCGCCCGCGAGGTAGGCGCCCGCGAGGTTGGCGCCCGCGAGGTCGGCGTCCGCGAGGTCGGCGTCCGCGAGGTCGGCGTCCGCGAGGTCGGCGTCCGCGAGGTCGGCGTCCGCGAGGTTGGCGCGCGCGAGGTAGGCGCCCGCGAGGTAGGCGCCCGCGAGGTTGGCGCGCGCGAGGTAGGCGCCCGCGAGGTAGGCGCCCGCGAGGTTGGCGTCCGCGAGGTCGGCGTCCGCGAGGTAGGCGCCCGCGAGGTCGGCGCGCGCGAGGTTGGCGCCCGCGAGGTAGGCGCCCGCGAGGTTGGCGCGCGCCTTGGCCGCAGCCTCCAGCGCCTGGCGCATCGCTGTACCGCTGGTCTGCTGCTCAGCGGTGGGCTGGAACTCGAACAGCACCGCACCCGTGATGCGGTGCTTGATGACGATCTTGGCCGGTGCGGCCGTGGGGGCTTCTTGCATGGACTCTCCTTTGGGGCGCCACGCGTGGCGCCGTGGGCGAAAAAAAGCCCGCGAGGTGCGGGCCGTGGTGAAGAAAGAAGCCGCTGCCCCAGGGGGCGTGCCGGGGGAAAGCTTTGGAGGAGGAGGGAGGAGGAGACTCCCCGGCGGCGGCTGGAAAATGGTGGGGCGGCGCGTCTTTCTCAGACTGGCGCGCGGCGGTTCCTGCATGCCGGAAACCCGTGCTCGTGGCCTTGTCGGGGTTTACGTGCTCGGCACCACCCTTCACAACTGGCCGCAGGATCAATCCGCGCGGCATTGCCGCCCCGGAAAATGGTGAGCGCACAGGCATGGCCTGCTGATCTGATGCCCCGCGTGAGCAGGGCTGTGCGGCTCGCGGGCCGGACGATGCCGACCACTTCCCGCTGCCGGGCTGGCCCCAGCTTTGCTGATGAATATCAGCGCCCTTGCCGCGCTTGTTGCCGTGTCAGACGGCCCGCGCGGATTGGTCACATTGCTGTTCTTGGCAGTGCCCGCCTCACCACCGTCTCACGCCCGGTGGCCGCGCCCACTACCCATTGAAGGGCTGCCATCTGTCAAGGAATGCTTGACAGTTGATCCGCAGGACTCGCTGTGTTAAGGAGCTTCGGGCTCGGCGCGATCGCTTGGCCCGGTGCCGGTTTGTGTGCGGCATGGGGTGTAGTCTAGCAAAAAGACAGTGAACGTCAAGCAAAACGACAGAATTCATTGTAAGTATTTACCCTAGCCCGTCGCCCAGGCGCAAAAAAACCGCCCCAAAGGCGATTGGTTGGCGATGTTGATGGCCTACTTGACAGAGCCTAGCGTTTCGATAGAATCGATGGCATGGAAATCACCATCACCCCGGCGCGCCGACGCAAGTTGGCAGCCGACATTGGGGTTCATGAGCAGTACCTGTATCAGTGCCTTACTGCCAGGCGCGACATGAACCCGGCCGAGGCACGCCGCGCTGAAGTCACCACCTGCGGCGAGCTGACGCGCCAGATGCTTTGCCAGCGCACCTGGCGCGACATCTGGCCCGAGCTGGCCGAACCCGAGCGCGTGGCCTGAATGAAGCCCGTCACCACCCTCGAAGAGCTGGACGCGCTCGATAGCGACCTGATGCCAAACGATGCTGACCTGGCCGACCAGGAGCGCGAGCTGCGCATTCAGGCGCATGGCTTGCTGGTGCCCCCGTGGACTGACGCCGAAATAAACCGCTTCTTGTTGCGAGTCGGACTGTTCGATCGGCGCGGCCTGAGCGCGGACGCTGCCGAGATGATGGCTGCACGCTGCTTGAACCGCGACCGCGACATGGATGACCGGCGCGCATGCATCGAGTGCGCGCACCGGCAAGGCTCGGGCTTTTGCGCGGCCACCAAGTTGCCGGTTTTCCCAACTGAAATCTTTCACCGCTGCCACCGGTTCGGGTGGCAGGTACCACGTCATCAAGGACAAGAATGAGCACTCAGTTGATCAAGTACGAGGCGGCCTGCCGCGCTTTGGCCGAATGCAAGTCGGTCGATGAAGTGAAGGCATGGGCCGACAAGGCGGCGGCCATGCAAGCCTATGGACGCATGGCGAAGGACAAAACGCTCGAAGTGGATGCGGCAGAAATCCGCATTCGCGCCGAGCGCCGGCTCGGGGAAATGATTTCTGCGCAGAAGTCCGACGGCGGGCTGAACAAGGGCAAATTGAAGCAAGGCCCCGTCCTCGTGTCAAACGAGGGCGGGAAACGGGCGCCGAAACTGGCTGATGTTGGCATCGGTTACGACCTGTCAAGCCGCGCCCAAAAGCTGGCCGCCGTGCCGGAGGCCGAGTTTGAGGCAGAACTTGCTGCCAAGCGCGAGCGCGACCAAAAGGAAGGCGCTCGCGTCTCCGCGAAGCTAGAAAAGGCTGGTGAGCGCGAGCTGGCGAAGGCCAAACAACCGAGCGTCAAAGAACCCGACAGCGCTGCCGACACTGGTCAATCTCTGGATGAGTTGATCGCTGAAATCCAAAAAGAAAACGAGCAGCTTCACGCCCAGCTCAAAGCGATGGAGGCTGAGGACACCAAGGCCGAGCTGCGCAAGGCGCTGCTCCAGCGTGATCACGCCATCCGCCAGCAGTCCGAGGCCATGGATCGGGCGGCCAGGGAGCACAAGGCGCACGCCTTCAAGCACCGGCAACTGATGCGCTGCGGCAAGGCGGTGGGCGAAGACGATCCCGACAAGATCGCGGCGGCGGTCGAGGCGTTTGCGCGCCAACGGAGGGTGGCATGACAAGCGTTGAGCTGCGCGACTATCAGGCGCGCGCTTTTGAGCAGGCTCGCGAGGCTATCCGCTCGGGCGCCAAGACGGTGCTCATCAATGCCCCCACCGGCAGCGGGAAGACCGTGCTGGCGTCGGCGTTGATGGAGATGGCGCAACGCAAGGGCAGCCGGGCAAACTTTGTCGTGGATCGGCTGTCGCTGGTGAACCAGACAAGCGCCACGTTTGCGCGATACGGGCTGGAGCATGGTGTGATTCAGTCGCAGCACCCGAACTATCGTCCAAGTCTGCCAATCCAGATTTGCAGCGTTCAGACCATTTCCAAGCGTGGCTGGCCAGAGTCGGATGTGGACATCTTCGATGAGGCCCATGTGCTGCACATGGCGCACAAGGCGCGCATCCAGCAGCGGCGCGCAGCCGGTGGGGTTGTCATTGGCCTGACTGCCACGCCTTTCACGAAGGGGCTTGGGACGCAATTCGACGCGGTGGTGAATGTGACCACGACGCGGAAGCTGATCGACGATGGTTGGCTGGCACCGTACCGCATCTTTTCGTGCGCAGAGCCAGACATGGCTGGCGTGACGGTGAAATCCACGGGCGAGTGGGACGAAAAGGAAGCCAGCGGCAAAGCGCTGGAAGTGGTGGGAGACGTGGTTGCCGAGTACCTCAAGCATGGCGAAGGCCGCAAGTTCATCTGCTCTGCTGTGGATACGGCGCACGTCGAGGAATTGCAACGCCAGTTCCTGGCGGCAGGGGTCAACGCGGCCACATACACGTACAAGGACCGCGAAGAAGATCGCACCGACACGGTGCTTGAGTTTGGCAAGCCTGACAGCGCGATCCGAGGGTTGATCACGGTCACGGCAGCGTCGCGTGGCTTTGACGTGCCGGATGTGTCTTGCGTCATCATGGCCCGTCCGCTCCGAAAATCGCTGGCGGAGCACATCCAGTTGTTCGGGCGCGGCCTGCGCATCAGCCCGGAAACCGGGAAGACGGACTGTATGGTGCTGTGCCACTCCGGCAACTGTGCGCGCTTTTTCGATGAGTGCGAGTCCTTCTTTGACTTTGGCGCGGGCGAGTTGGATGACGGAAAGAAGCGCGAGAAGCCCAAGCCGAAGGAGAAGAAGGAGCTGGAGCCAGTGAAGTGCCCGCAGTGCCGCGCCCTGCACAAACCCATGCCTGCGTGCCCGTGCTGTGGCCATGAATATCCGGCCCGGCAATCTGTTCAGCATGTGCCTGGCACGCTCAAAGAGCTGGTTGCAGGCGGTAAACGCAAGGAGTTGTCCGCGTCGCTGTGGCCGCAAGTCTGCGGGTACGTTCTGGAGCGCCGGGAAGGTGACGCTGCAAGAAGGCAGGCGCTGGCGATCTACAAGGACATGACGGGCGGTTGGCCGATTGGAGATTTCGATCCGGCACTGGCCGTTGCTCCGACCAATGAGGTGCGCAACCGCATCCGCTCGCAGCAAATCCGTTTTGCGCATCGTCGCCAGCCAGCGGTGGCTGCGGCATGAGCACGTTCGAGCAAGCCATGCAAGCATCCGGCCTGATCCCCGGCGCCATCGTGGCGGATGGGAAGTGGCGCAGGTGCAAAACCACTGATAAACCGAAGCGCCGGAATGGCGCCTACGTTTTGCATGCTGATGGCCGTGGTTACTTTCGTAATTGGGCCACTGGCCATGCCGTCAATTCATGGGGTGCTGACGCTGCACAAGTGCGCGTGCCAACGGCTGCTGAACTGGCCTCCCGCGAACTACGCAAGCGGCAGGAGCGTGAGTACCGTTTGCGCGCCATCCGGGCCGCCCGCGAGCAGTGGGCTCAGGCTAGCTCTCCCCGTGCGCTGCACCCGTATCTGGAGCGCAAGGGCCTGTCTTCTGTTGGCACCAACGGCCTGCGGGTGCGCGGCGATGCGCTGCTGGTGCCGGTGTTCTGGCGCGACCGTTTGATGAGCATTCAAAGCATCACGCCAGACGGGCAAAAGCGATTTTGGACGGGCGCGCCGGTCAAGGGCGGCGCTTTCATCATTGACCGTCCGCGTGCCGCTCTGACGGCGGTATGCGAGGGGTTGGCGACTGGCCTGGCCGTCTTCCAGTCTCTGCGCATGGCGCGGGTCATTGTGGCCTTTGACGCCGGGAATCTGATTCACGCTGTTGACCAGTTGCGCCCGGCGGGGAGCGTGGTGATCTGCGCCGACAACGACCACGCCACCCAAGCCAAGCGAGGCATGAACCCTGGTATCGAGAAGGCCGCCAATGCCGCTGAATTGATCGGTGCAGGGGTGGCGTGGCCGGAAGGGATTGAGGGCTCAGATTGGGCCGATTTTTTGATGGAGCTTGGCGAAGGCGCCGCGAGAAAGATGGAGCGGCTGATTCAGGCGAAGGCGCGGTATGTGACCTGAGGAACTTGGCGTTTCTCCCGCGCAAATGCAACTGGGCTTACATCGGCCAACAGGAGAAGAAAGATGGTGGCAGCGACTCCACTTAAAAAAACGTTACCGGTAAGCCGAACAGGCAAGGGTGCAATTCCCGACGAATCCGGCAGGGGCCTATTGAAGCAACACCTGAGGGATGCAGCGAATGACCGAAATACCCGCGCTGGATCTGGTTGCTGACCGCAAGGTGGTGAAAAACCACCCGGTGGAACTCCCTCCGATCCCCACGCTGTGGGGTAGGGGGCCACTGGGTGAATTACTGAGTTTCTTGAGGTAGCTGTGATGAGTATTGAACTGACACTGCGGTGGCCGCCAACTGCGCTTAGCCCGAATGCACGCCAGCACTGGGCCAAGCTGGCGCGGGCCAAGAAAGCCTATCGTCTGGCGTGCGCGTGGCAGGCCAAGGCCAGCCAGCAGTACCTTGGCAGCGATGGCGACGTTCCTGTCGCGCTGTATCGAGCATCGGGGGTGTTTTGATGCGGTTTGACGCCATCGCCTACCACGGCTATCCGGGCGGGCGCCCGGTTGGTTCGGTTCGCGCCGTAGAGCAAGGAGAGCCGGTTTGAGCCGCATCAAACTATCCAGCGAGCAAATCCTCGCCGCCCTGTCCGCCGGCCCCAAGACGATCACCGAGCTGGCGGGCGGCTCGCTCGCCTACAGCGTCCGCCGCCCGATCCGCGCGGCCATCGATGCGATGCTGGCGGCGGGCCAGGTGCGGGTCGTTGCGCTGGGCCGCGCGCGCTGCTTTGTGGCCGCCGAATGGCGGGTGACCGATGCATGGTTGGTCGAGTATTTCGGCCGCAGCATGCGCCGCGAAGGATCGCACCTGGTATGGGAGGGCTCTTGGGATCAGTGGCACCGCGCCGTGCTGCGCATCGACGGCGGGCGCTACGACGTGCGGCGCGAGCTGTACCGCATCCGCACCGGCAAAACGCTGGGTAAGCGAGACACCGTGCGGGCCAAGTGCGAGCACGAAACCTGCATGGCGCCGGCCTGCCAGGTAGTGCACAAGGCCAAGGGCAGCAATGGGCCAAAACACAGCGTTGCCACCAAGGCCAAGCTGGCTGCAGCCAAGCGCGATCGGTCGAAATACGGTTCCGATTTGGTGGCGCAGGTGAAGGCCAGCACGAAGAGCTACAAGCAAATCGCGCGCGAAACGGGAATGAAGCTGTCCACGGTAGGCGCGATCAAGGGCGGGCGTCTGTGGAAGGACTACAGCAGCCCATGGGCCGGATTGTGGGCGCGATGAGTCTCGAAGAGCAACGCCACAGATGCGAAGTGCGCGAGCTTATCCGCGCGGCGAAAGACCCGCAGCATGGCCGCGCCTGGGTGCGCGCCTACCTGGGCGACAAGCGGGTCGATGGGCGCCGGGAGCGGCTGCGGGCCGATTTGAATGAGCAGTTATCGCGTGGCAATACTGGGGAGGATGGCGAATGGCACGACTGAATCGCTCGCGCGAAAACCCGATTGCCCGCGCCGTGGCAAAGCAGCGCATGGGCGCCCTGCTGCGCGACATCGCCATCAAGGCGCACCTGACGGCCGATGGTGCGGTTGACCGGGACTTGCTGGCGAACTTCGTGTTCGTTGTCGGCCTGGGCGCGGAGGTGTCGATGCAACTGCCCGACGTGGAGCGCACCAAGCGCTTGCACGCGGCGCTGCGCACCTTGCTTGCCATGTCGGTTGACGGTGGCAGGTGGCAGGCGGGGCAGACCTCGCGCATGTACGCGCTGGCCAAGGAGGCGCAGACGCTGGCGATTGACCACGTTGGCCTGGGGATGGGCGTGAGCTACGGCGCGTCTGTGCTGTCGCAGCGGGTGAAAGATGGCGTGGCGACGATGGCCGATGTGGTTGGGGTGGAGATTTACGCATGATCGTGATGGGCATAGACCCCGGCCAAGCCACCGGCACGGCGCTGTACCGCGATGGCGCGCTACGGGCACTGCGCACAGTGGCGCCGGTCGAGATTCAGGCGCTGATCCGGGAGGTGGTGCCAGACATGGTGGTGTTCGAGGACAGCCGCCTGCAGTCCCGGATCTGGGGCGCTCGCGTCAAAACGACGCTGGGCGCCAAGCTCGCCACGGCGCGCAGCCTGGGCCAGGTGGACGCCTGGTGCAGCTTGATCGTGGAGCTGTGCGACGAGCTGCG